AGTAGCAGTTGTCGGCATAGTTGCAATAGTTTATGGCTACGAAATCAAAAAATTAAAAAATCTAATCGATTATAAAGGAGTTAATGAAAATAATGAAGATTAATATGTATTCTATTAAAGACAGTAAAATTCCTGCTTATACGCAGGTGTTCACCGCAGTTTCAGACGGAATTGCTTGCAGACAGATGAAAAATCTTATAGACAGAGATACAGAAGGATATGGCAAGTTTGTCAATGATTATTCTCTGTACAAAGTCGGCACTTTTGACGGTCAGACAGGAGAAGTAGTAAAAGACTTTGAGTTTGTCGCTGAGTTTACAACTATCAATGACTCACAGAATTAAAAGAGTTCTCGTCGATGATGACATTATCTTTATCGATAGAGAGCCACCAATCAGAAAAATAAATAAAGAAAGGAGTTTTTTCAAAGATGCATAATTATTGCAAAGAAACAGCATCAGTTTATCAGCGTAAAAAAGACAAAAACGGTGCTTATGTATTGGAGCAAGTTGGCGAAACCAATGTGTATGAGGCTATTCAGTCACATCGTGATGAAGTTGATATGTATCAGATACTTCAACGTGCAAAAGTCACAGGTGATTATTCACAGATTAAAGGCAATGCAGGTGTGTATGCAGATATAGCAGATTATCCTCGGTCATTTAATGAGGCTCAGAAGTTAGTTAGCAAGATGCCACAGAAGTTTGCAGAGTTGCCCGATGAAATTAGAGGCGCTTTTGACAGTTACACAGATTTCATATCATCTGTTGCAAATGGCTCTGTACAATCAAAAATTATCGATTACAACAATAAATTAGAACAGCAAGCAATTGCTGAACAGAAAGAGGTGAAAGCAGAATGAATTTAAACAGTGAAACCAATTACACAAGTATTGCAAATAATGTTGATACTGAAACAGGACATTTCGGACAGTTCCCGAAACCGCAAATTCAGCGTTCAAGATACAAAGTTCCTTTCAGGAACACATTCACTTGTAATGCAAGTAAGTTGATACCATTCTATTGGAGTTATGTTATGCCGAATGAAACATTCAGTATAGATACTTCAGCAGTTATCAGAATGCAACCTACTGTTGCCTCGCCTATGTCGAATATATACGCAGATGTGTATTACTTCTTCGTTGCAAACAAAGATTTATGGCACAGTGAAGACGGAACAGGCTGGAAAGAGTTCTTCGGTGAAAATAAAGGTCAGTACGTACAAGCTCCGTTGAGCAATATTCAAGTTCCGCAGTTAACGTTCCCAACTAATGGATTTGAAGCAAAGTCAGTTGCTGACTATCTCGGTGTTCCTACAGAAGTTAAGCCAGAAGTCAGTGTCACGATTTCAGCTCTGCCAATGAGAGCTTATGCAAAAGTATGGAATGATTTCTTCCGTGATGAAAACTTGAGTCCAGAAGCAAACGTATATACAGGTTCTTCTACTTCAACAGGTAGTCGTAAGACAGGTAACTCAATACAAACCGCCTCTGTTGGTGGTGACTTACTCCCTGTTTGTCGTCCGCACGATATGCTTGGTAGTTGTTTGCCATTCCCACAGAAAGGTGACCCAACTGATACATTAATCTCTGGTAATCTTTCCGGTGCCGGTCGTGTTATGACTTATGAAGGAACCAATTATCCTTTACTTCCTAATTGGACCACTCCATTAAAGTTTACAAACGGCGCAGGTGTTACACCTACAGGCGATTTACAAGCAGGCTCATCTGGTCTTGGCGTCACTGGTACTTCATCAGTTACAGGAACAGTTGCACCGTCTAACCTTTGGTTAAATACTGCATCTACTTCTGTTGGTGCTAACCCGTTACAAGCTAATATCACTATAAATGAGCTTAGACAGTCAGTTGCTTTACAGCACTACTTTGAGGCACTTGCTCGTGGTGGTTCACGTTATTATGAAGTTATATCTTCAATGTATGGTACTACCATTGACCCAATGGCACTTGATAGAGCTGTATTCCTCGGTGGTAAACGTACACCTATCTCAATTACTAACGTTGTTCAGAATAATGCCGCGCCAGATGATACCACAGGTTTAGGACAGGTTGCAGGATATTCTTGCACATCTGAATATGATAACAGCTTTACTTTCTCATTCTCACAGCACGGTATTGTTATCGGTGTTATGTGTATACGCAGTGAAAAACAGTATCAGCAAGGTCTCGACCGAAATTGGAGATTGAAAGACCGCTTGGAGTTCTATACGCCTAACGTGTTTGACGGTCTCGGTGAAATGGAAGTTCTCAATAGTGACATCTTCCTTTCTGGTGCCGCTTTAAATAAGAATAATGGCGTATTTGGTTATCAAGAGGCTTATTATTGGGAAAGATACAAACCTTGGGTCGTCGCAGGTGAAATGCGTTCAAATTACCCGACTACACTTGACTATTGGCACTTGGCTGATGATTACCCGTCAACACCTGTGTTGAATGGTGATATTACAGTTGATGCAGGCGAGGAGTCTCTCGGTTGGATATATGACAATACAGACGATAACCTCGACAGAATACTTCAAGTTTCACGTAGTAAAAGTGACCAGTTCTATTGTGATATCTACGTTGATAATACAGTGGTTTCCCCACTTCCTGTGTATTCAATACCTGGTATAGCTACTCTGTAATTGAGGTGATTATATGCCAAATCCGT